GGTCATGTGTTCCAAATGGTTTTTTGAAAAACTCTGAGGCGAAGATATCAGCAATATAACTTGTTGCGCTAAACATGTCAAGTTTTTTTTTCGCATTTTTTATCACACCAGCTACATCACCTTTTGGTAGAGGATGTCTTTCTTCGATATTTCTAAAGTTAACATACATTTTTAAATACGGTCTGTCAAATGTATATTTTGGATTATCAGATAAAAATTGTCTTTTATGGTTCTCTGCAAAGGTTCTATTATTACATGCTACTGTAACCTTTCTTCTATATTCATTTAATAATACAAAATCATTATAATAATTAATTATATTATTTTTAATTAATTGTATATCCTGTGTATGGGTGCGAAAATAAAATTCATCAAATACCTCATCACTACCATTAACACTTTGGTACATCGGCATAATAGCAGGAGAATTTAAGTCTGCTAACATAATCCAAGGTGCCTGTTTAACCAAACAAAAGCCCTTGTTCATTGCTAGTTTTTTAAAATACCCAAACATTGGATTAAAAGCGAAATCAACGTTTGTAGCATCGTCATCATATTCAAACTCTTTTATTGAAAGTGCAAGCCCTGTTGTAAACACAGAATTATAATGAGAGGTTGTCCATCCACTGAATGTTATTGGTTCTCCGGGTCCTAATTCTGATAAATATCGATATAAATATTTGACATATGACTCAAAAGAGGTTATATTATTTTTATCACTTTCTGATAAATATTCCGTATTAAAAAAAATAAATAAATCAGTTATGTATCTTTGATACATTAATAATGGAGACATATATGCATGAACGGGCTCTAGTGATACAAAAGATCTGTCACTTGAAACCAATGAACCCACCGCCACTTTTATTGTTATATTGTCACGCATTGCGGTATGCATATTTTTGACGAATGGTAATACTGATTTTTGGTTTGTATTAACATCAGCAGGCGTTTGATTCAATTTTACCAACTTATTTTCGTTTAAATATACAGGGTGCCCACTACCATCAATCTTGCCATAATATGTCATTTCTGCAAAATTTAGATCTTTTATCGCTGGATCTAATTTTCCTGTCGGATGGTTCGGGAAAAAATTCCCTTGATACTGCGCTCTTAAAACGGCTAAACTTAGTGTTGATGCTATATCATTGTGTCCATACATGCTAGTACTCCTTTAAAATCTGGTATTTATATCCGAAACCCCACCAGTGTGTTGATATATTATTTCACCACCGTCACAAAATACCATAAAATCAGCATGCCACATAGGCATAGTGTCTTTATGAATAATTTGGGCTATCATTTTATTATCTTTATCATAATATACAGTTGTTTTCATTGTGAACTCTTTGCCTCGACCAAGAGTCCCCCTTTCTTGACGCTCAGCCCTAACAATATAACCTACATGAACATTATCCTTTTTCATCATTTTATATTTTCCGTCTGGTTTGGTCATATCTTTTACTATTTCATCGTAATTATCTTTAGCAATCAGCGAACTTGTCCATGCTTTTCGGACATTTACGTAGTCCTCTTGCATAGCGGCCTTACGCTCTGCTTCACTAGTATTGACTCTTGCGGGTGGTATATTCATTGTTTTATTAACAATCTCTACTTGAGTAACCTTAAATTTCATTTGAGATCTCGCCTCTACTTTGAAAGTGACATTGTTATAGTACTGAACCTGCCCAAGTCCAGTAAACTCTGCA